CCTGCCGAACTCAGCTACCTCACCTCCAACGNTATTCAGGTCATAAGATCGTCTACTAACATAGGTTCCATTAGGCCACTCAATCTCCGATGGATGATTAGTTGTGATATAGGGCCTAAAGCCCAACGCCAACAGCAAACGCTGCACGTCTACTAGCAAACTGAGGCAGGTGCTCTTAAGCGTCACCCGCTTGGCACTACGGAGCACACTCCCGTTTGCACTATACAGTCCCTTCAGGAAGAGACGCAGGGACTCAGGAGAAAGCGCCCACACGCCCTCAGGAGTTCCACGCTCAGGTAGAGGCTTCCTCTCCATCCCTAACCGATCCGCTTCGGTTAGAAGGTGATCTCTGACTCCGATGTAACGCGCTCGCTTCCTCCCATGTGTCTTATAGGGGAATAGGGGCTCTATGTCTCCATCGTCTACACCCAGATTCACGTATGCCCCTCCGCCCCGCTGGAATTGGCCATCCCCTTGAAGAAACCCTAATCGCAGGAGATCATCAGGAGAGAAAGAATCATCTCCCGACCAGGTGCCATCTCCCACAAAGGGTTCAACACTCTGCCCTTGTAGTGATTCTGCTTCCTCCCAAGACTCTCCAACCGCGAATGTATGATCTGGAGTTGTGGTAATCCTCTGCCCGTTGCTCAGGACAACATTAACTACCCTCTTTCGGCCAGTTTTCCAGGCTGTCCCCCTAGTCCAGCCCAATGGAGTCCAGAACGTGTGATTACCAACGGAGTCGATGCGGCTGAAGCCCCGATTGGTCAACATCCTCGTATCGCCCAAAAGACACGGGTTAGAGCAGATAAACTCCATCTCAGGAAGATACCAAAGGTTACGACCTAGGTTAGCTCGCTCCATCCAAAAGAGCCCTGGCTCCCCAGAAGACCAAGCTGACTCAATGATTGCATCCCAGAGTTCTAGTGCCTCTACGGTCTTAAGAGTCTCACCCTTCCACTTCAAATCCCATGTCCCCCTATCACGTACCGCTAACATGAAAGCCTCACTCAGTACAACGGTGAGGTTCGCTCCCTCTAGACAACCTGGAGTTTTCTTAGCAGTGATAAATTCAAAGATATCTGGATGATCATCATTGAGCATGATCATAGCTGCCCCTCTCCTACTCCCTCCTTGCTGTACTACCTTAAGGGTTGAAGTAGAGAAGAGTTCCATCCAGGGGACTGGTCCGGAAGATGTCCCATGCACGCCTCTTACCAAAGCTCCTTTAGGGCGTAGGCTGGACATGTTGATCCCTACTCCGCCGCCTCGAGCCTGAGTCTCTACCCACTCCCCTAGAGATGCAAGGATTCCCTCACGGGAATCTTCTGGCGACGGAATCACAAACCAATTGTGGGCAGAGACTTCAGCCCCCGATCCAGCTGCGTGAAGGATACGGCCTCCAGGGATAAACTTAAAGTCCTCAAGAGCTTCGTAGAAAACACCCTCCCAGGTCTTATCTTCTTCTAAGCTAGCTCCCCATTTCGCTACACGACGCCACATTTGTTCTGGTGAGTTTTCAACTATTTCTTCGGGGTTCTTTGGGTTTCGTAGGGCATACCTATCGTTAAAAACCCGGAGTTGGGTTTCTGAGAAAGAGGGGGCCATTAGATCGTTCCTCCTGAGGGTTAATTGGGGTCGCTCGTCAGTGGTCTTAAGGGTACCGCCACAGACCCCCAGAGGTCAATTAAGAAGTGTTCCAAGCCGCCTAAAACTTTCCTGGAGTTCAGGCAACGAACGGGGATTATGAAGAGTAGCTGCGGGGTGCAATGCGAAGAAGTGGATCTTCCCCTCTACGAGTCTTGCAGTCCCACGAAGATCAGCTGGCTTGAGGTCAGGGCAGAAGGACAAAGAGGCATACCGACCGAGTGCAACTAGTACTCTGAGGTTCGGTAGGTACTCGAATTGGTCCCAAATCCAATGCTTACAGGCTTCTACCTCTGTAGGCTTCGGGTCACGATTACCAGGAGGGCGACAGTTAACAACGTTAGCGATGAAAATCTCATCCCTATAGAGACCTATACCCTCCAGAAGTGAGTCTAGGATTTCGCCAGCGGGACCACAGAAAGGCTCCCCAGTCTGATCTTCCTTATAACCAGGAGCCTCTCCAAGGAAGGCAACCTCAGACTTAAGATTTCCCCACCCTGGAACTGCGTTCCTTCTCGTCTTTGCCAGAGGGCACGCCCCACACGTTTTGATTCGACTGCGGAGCCTGCTTAGGGGTAACGTCGGCTGGGTTGGCATCAGGGTCCTTCTCCTTATATTGATCTCCACCTTCTAAGTCAAGTTGAGACAGTAGCTCAGCCGCTAGCCTCTGTGCACGCTCGTTAGAAATTAGTCCTCTGTCTACAAGCGTTGCAAGCCCATCTGCACCTTGTCGGAGGGCATTTGACACCCTCTGGAAGTCCCTAATCCCAATCTTCGGTAGCGTAATGTAAAATCGCCTATCTAGCCGTTTTGTCCCTCTACCTTTCCTACCCAGTTTACCAGCTAAAATCTTCTGGTCGATAACGAAATTGAAGACGTCATCGAGGAACAACTTGGCCTCACGCTGACGCTGCTCCATAGTCTTCATAACCACAGCTGCGGAGCTTTCTGTAGCCGCACGGTTAGCAGATGACATATCTCCCATAATCCAGTCAGCAAGACCAGCACCAGACAGGATGTAGTTACGAGCAACCCTTACATGCTCACCTGACTCAGAAGCTGCGAAGTTAGGAGCAATAGCCTGCCATGTAACTCGCTCATTGTGAGCCCTGACAGCACCTGGCTTTGGAGGCTTTCCATGGAGTTCTGAGACCCACCTGTCAATGTCCTGCTTAGAAGATCCCTCTAGAGTAACATCCCAAATCCAGTTGTTCTGATGTCCCACTCTCTGCTGGAGTGCGAACATGTATTGATCTAGTCCATCTAGGTAGTCCGACAATGGGAACAAGTCCGACATTCCTCGAAGGGCACCACGGACTCCATTGATATTAGCGAAAAGTACATTCCCTACTCGGTAACCTCGAGTCTGTGACTTAGGCCTTCCGTCATAGCCAATGATTGGGAGTTTGTCCACATTCCCAGGATCAGCACCAGTAGAGGGACCTATCATATCAGTCATATTCTTAGAGACTAAAGCCCAAGCTGGACGTGCAAAGTCCTTGTCATCTGCCTTAATAGCTCTAACTCTAAGAGGATCAATCTGTCCCCAAGTGACATCTCCGAAACCAGGCATAACAGTAGCATTGAGGAATACCTCCCCATAGATACCTAGCTCCAAAATGCACTGATGGAAGTTCCTCTCCCAGTTATTCAGAGGGTGATTCCAATGCTCTGTCAGAATCTTCTGAACTCTTGGGTCCTCCGCCTCAAACTTCACTGTTCCACCCGCTGCGAAAGCGGCGATAAGTTTAACGATCCGGTGCGCATACGGGTTTCTTCGATACAGAGCCAGGCCAAGGCGCTGCATCTGGTCATGCGTCAGAGGGGGCAGATCAAGAGGTCCTGCACCGAGGCTTCGGAACCCGACGAGGTTTTGCGCATCCGGATCGGTAGATTCGGTCCAGCGCTCGGAGGTGTCCTCTGATAGTATCGGTATTTCATTTCCAACGAGGTTTCTGTCTAGATTAGGCATTAGCGTCTCCGCACCAAATAGTAGTGCAGCGGGAAACTCTGTCCCGCAATATGCTTTGCATTTATCTTAGCACCTGCGGGGCATAGGAGGGGCTCAAGGGCCAGAGCAGGATCCGCTACCACTCCTGCATATTGAGGAGCCCGCCATCTTTTAAGCTCCCCATCAGGGAATCGGAGGCTTACCTCTATCTCTACAATATCCCCATCTTTTAATCCACTTAGATCTAAAACCCCTTGAACGAACTCGAAATGCTGTATACGAGTGTTTAGAAGTTCATACTCTTTCCCTGGAGCTAGTACGACTGTGTCGTTGACAATCCCCACAGCTGTGCCTAGGATAGCTTCTAGCCGCCTCGAGGCCCGCTTCTCGTAACCCCACAGGCTGTTCTCTAGTTGCTCCCTGACCTCTCTGGCGATTGTCTCCTTAAACATACTACTCCTTCGGCTTCCTGAGGTTGAACTCTACAAAGTCCATACCCTCTTCTGTATAGAACTTCATCCGTCTAACCATTGGACATAAAAATCCCTTGTGAGCAACCTCTACTTCCTCGCCACAGATTCTACACACTCCAGGGACCTCCTTGCCACCAAGCACAGGGTCATCGTCAAATCTCATGCCATCAACTGCTTTACCTATCGCCTTCTTCTGTCTAAGAGTTAGCTTCATTGCCATAGATTTCGTCTTCTCAACTCGGGCCACTCCTCCATGGTAGGACCTTCTTCTTCGACGGATACTGAGTATGCAGTCCCCGCAAAGCCAGCACACTCGAGTGCAGCATCCGCTGCATCCAGCGTGTCATCGTTTCTACCTCTGTCGAACGCCACCCACTCCCTGAGGAAGTCAGTCATACGTGGATCAGGTATAACACCCACATCAGTCTTAATTCCCCTCACCAGACACTTTTTGCTCGCAAAGAACACCTGCGCCATAACAGCGATCTTATCCTGTTTCTTGCCTTTTGGGATAGTAGGAGCGAGCAGGTAGAGGGGTACGACTCATAATGTTTTGCACCAGAAGATGNTGAGCGGCTACGGCTTCAACATTGACTATCCGAGGAGGATAAATCCTAGCTGTCCGCTCTAGTAGCTCTAGTGCTCGATCTAGGTTGGCCTTCTCACGTATGAAGTCCACAAGATACATTGTACTGCCTGTACTCGGTTTACCCAAGACACAAATCGCCATGTAGTCACCAGTACCAGAGACAGACGGGTCAACTCCGAAATAGTAATCAATGTTGCCAAGTACGCCACGCTCTAGGTCCAAACCATCATAGTAGGAAATCCAATCCAACTGGAGTTTGGATCCAAAGAGGGAAATCGGCTGAACAAGATACTCCTGAGCATACCTAAGGTCGCCCAAGACCTTCTTTCTCCGATTTAACTCACTCTTGGGAAACTTCTCTGGCCAAACTGATCGCCCAGTTTCTGTTTCTGCGGGTATGTGTAATACAGGCACAATTTGAGTGTATACTTATTTGGCAATTTTGACAACCCTCTCTTGACAAAATTTCGTATATTGTGTCACAATCAACACATGGAATTCTCCACTGTAGAAGTCACAAAAGATCGTAAGCTCCCATTCAAACCAATCACTATTTGCCCTATCGGTGACATCCAATACGGAGCTGAAGCTTGTAACCTAGAAGGCTTCAGGGAGCACCTTGACTGGACCCTCACGCAGCCCAATCCCTACTACATCGGTATGGGAGATATTGTCGATTTCGGGTGTGTAGAGGTAGATGCCGAAGCGCTTACTCGATCTGGTTGGCAGCGATGGGACAAACTTGTCATCGGGCAAGACATCGCTGCATACGACGGCTCCCAGATCGTCTGGACCCCTCTTGAGGATATCCAGGTTTTCCACAACGCTCCAATAACGGAGATGTCCTCGAAGTCTTTCCGCGCTCGGGTGACTCCAAACCACCGATGGATCACGAAGCGACACGGACTCGAGGAGACCCGAGATCTTGAGGGGCACGCAGACAACCTCGTAATTACCGCAACTGCCATTGGTGGGGAGTCTCCTGTTACACCACCAGAGGCAGCTCTGCTCGGATGGCTGATTACCGACGGGCACACACGGTGGCAAGACTACTTCTCCATCATGCAAGCCAAACAGGAGTACGTGCGCGAGCTGCAGGAGCTCCTAAAGGGAGCAATCAGAAGAGAGCTCACTCCCACTCCTGAGAACGAGTCACATCTCCAACTGCACATATTCGAACTAGATACCAAAGTCGTCCGCGCTATTCTCTTACGGGCTGGAATTGAAAGCTCTGACTATCGCGAAGTAATCCCACTTATCCTCTCCATGAGCAAAGATGCCCGAGCCGCCATGCTCGATGCTATGCTCAAGGCAGAGGGTACTTACCAAAAAGGCGCAGGCAATCGAGAAGGAGGCTGGAGATTCTCTCAGTCTAAGAAACATCCCATTGTCTGTGACGCATTTCAGCTACTCTGTCTGCTCCAGGGGAGGCGACAGTCTCCCACCACCTACGACATGAAGTTCAGCAACGGGCGGAGAGGAACCGTATGGTGTCCCACAACCAAATATGGGACTTGGGTTATGCGACAGGGAGACCAGACAGCAATCACAGGCAACAGCCCCTCTAACCGTGGAGCGCTCAAGGCTCTAATTGAGCAGGGACAGCTTTACGACACAGCTCAGGACATCATCAACAATGCTGCCCAACAGCACCTTGAGGGGGCAACCAAATTTCTAGCTCCCACCAAAGATCAGTGGTTAGGGATGGTGTCTGGACATCACTTCTGGACCTGGGAGGATGGACAGACTTCCGACACGAAATTGGCTCAAGAGCTAGGTTCTCCCTTCCTCGGCACTTGTGGCATTGTTCGAATCAGGTTCGAGGGTACTGATCTCTCTCTACAGATATGGGTACACCACGGCAGAGGATCAGGAGTTACACAGGCAGCACCTATCAACAAACTAGAGCGTCTAGCTTCTCACTGGGAGAACATAGACATCTTCCTTATGGCTCACCATCACAAGCAGATTATGGCCAAGATAGTCAAACTTAGAGCTAAGTATGGTAGAAGAACAGCCCGCCTAGTGGAGAGAGAAGTATCCCTCGTTGGAACAGGAGGGTTCCTCAGAGGGTATGTTGAGGGATCTAGAAGTAAGGTAGGGCCACGCGCAACTTATGTTGAGGAGGGAATGCTTAACCCGCTTCCGTTAGGCGCTCCAGTATTCTCCATAACCCCTGACAAAAATGGCATCAAGATCAGAACTATCATATAGGACCTCTAGGGGTGTTCAGCTCTAAACCTCGCTACATCTGCTAGGTGCGCCATGAGACAAGGCAACGCACAAAATCCCCACCAGTTGTCTGTAACCCCCTCCGTATCGACCTCCCTGCGGCGATTGTAGAAATCCCAGTATCCTCTAGTTACTTTAGAGTGAATGTGTCCTTTCAGCCTAATGCTCTTACTACACATTGCGCAGCGAGCGTGCTCAAAATGAAAGCTGTTACCAATCTCCTTCTTAGTGTGTTCCTCACAATCGCCAGGAGGGCAATAGTGGATAGGGATGATAGCTCCGTCAGAAGATCTTGGCACGGACATTCAGAAACCTCATAAGACAGCCCAANCCACAAATTGCTATCCAAGGATCAGTTTGCCAAAATGCCTCCGCCGTGAGATCTTTCATCTCCTCTAGATATGTCCTCCACACAAACTTTCCAGTAACGAATATAGCGCATCAAGCAACTAAAGCTACAAAGGAGAGCTGTGTGATCTCCCACTGTTCTTACCTCAGGAGCATACATGTGGAAGTGTGGGCCTCCCCTCCAGAAGCCAATACAATAAGCACAAATAACTCGATCGCAACCAGAGCACAGACTAATTAAGCCGCCGTTTGGCAGGCGGGACACTTCGAGTCCTGACATCCGAGATCCTTCCATTCCTCTCTCAGCTTAGCCAACAGGTCAGCATCATAAAGCGGAGTCCCAACAAACACACACTGCCCCGAAAGAGGCTGAGTAGGAATATGGTCAAGAGTTGGTAGTAGAGCTGTGTGGAACCAGTGATCAAGAACATCCCTCTGATATGGTGTGAAAGAGTTGCTCTCACTATTGTGAGCGCACAGCGACGTTGTGAGAAATGACTTTGCACCCTCTACGGCAATATCGTAAACCTCTCCCACATCGGGGGACTGACTCACTTTCCTGACCCTGGCCCAAAACCATCCATCTCGGATCCGCGTTGGTCCATTCTCTGGCTCAAGTCCGTACCAGTCACGCCCGAACGTCAAAGCACCGATTTGCCCTGCTGGTAGAGTCGCTTCACCCAGNAGCCTCTCTGGAACAGATCGGACAGCTAGCGACGACCTCATGCCACACCGCAGAGCCATTAGCCTCAGTGTCAAGAGNGTCTCTCGACTCTTACTGACAATTGTGGCTCGGTACTCCTTCCTGGCAACAGAGCCGTCCCCGTCCATATAGCCACGGAGGAACTCCCTCTGAAACCCCTCCGGTAATCCCAGAACCCAAGGTGGTATCCATTTCGATCCATCTGGTCTCCGGAAGGTATCTCTTATCCACTCTGTGAGGGGCTTACATGAGAACCCAGGGATCCGAGTGCCAGGCCCAAAAGCTGTGCACAGTTTTCGCTGTAGCCTACTCGCATAGTCTCTGATCCGACGCTCTAGATGCGTCTCTCGGCTCGATAGGGCAAAGGTCAATCTTCCCGTTGTGTATTCAGTTCCATCCGCTGCCCACAGGCCCAGTAGCCACCACGTCTCAGAACGAGACAGCAGATCATTGGGGGGAGGGGGGGTGTCAGTATGTCTACCGCGCTCCCAGGAAGCGCCATACGGAGCCCACATGCTATCGAGATCCGGACAATCCGGGTTAGGAATAGGAAGAGCGACGTAATCCCCCGGCGAGAGATCTCGTGCCAAGACCCATTGAGGATCAGGGATCTTTGGTTTCTTAAAGAGGACATGACCCAATGCTCGCGAGCTCGTCGGCTGCAAAGCCAAAACCGGATGGCTCTTTGTTACTATCGGTGCCAGTTCATCATTAAGACCTGTGACACTTACTTTGACCATAGGCTCGTGCTGGGGCCGAGAGGATACGTTCTGAACCAGATGCCATCTGCCATCTTTCGACAAAACAGTCTGGCCCACCCGCACACAACGGACAGGCTGCCAACCGTCGGACGTTAACACCTTGGTCTCGGGAGCCANACACATCACATCATCACAGATCACAACATCAGCNCGTCGGCCACGAATCTGACCCTGCACNCCTAGAGCCAACAGAGTCATNCCTCCCGCATCGGGAGACCTTCCTTTGATGATCTTCTCGCCCTCACCCCACTTAAGATTCCCAGCAGCCACCTCTCGCCTGTCAGGTATAAGATCTCCCGCCAGTTTCCTATAGTATTCCGACATCATGTAGCCCTCAATCTCACGGATCCACTGCTTGGACAAGCTGTCAGAGGCTGTCACGAGAAGGATGCGAACATCCTTGTTCTTCATGATCAACCAGAGTGGATAGCAGATTGAGGTTAGGTTGGAGTTATGTGTGACAACAAAGTCATCCGTCAGATATAGACCATTCCCATTATCGAGCACGATACAACGGCATTGCTCCTCACCATCCTCCTCTACAGAGATTACCTTGTTGGTCTCAGTGAATCCTGTCTGCCCTTGCCTACAGCGATCTCGCTTACGGCTCAGGCGGAAGAGCTTGCCAAGATCTGGTCCTTGGATGTAGAGGGTGTAAGCCTCGCGACCTTTGCCATTCTGGAATGTGGGGATCCTCGAGCCAATTGTAGCTCTGTATCCCAAACTTCGGAGCATCCACTGAACGTCCATTGCTAACATCCTAGGGGTGGTTGTGTACGTAGCATGTCCCTTCGCATCGACAGTTCCGTCTGTGTCCATAAGTCCTGTCACGAGATCAAAACGTTCCTCAATGGTGCCATACTTGTAGGATACAGGGATGAACTTCTCCCAAGCGCGTGCTCCATATCTCCCCTCATACTGTCCGTCTGAAGTACCCCTACCGCGCTTCAGCCCTACATTCCGGAGAACAGCGCCCATTCGTTCATCACGGATCCTCCAGTCTGTCCCCTTCAGACTCCTTGTCTTGACAGCTCGCTCACCGAAATGTGCTACCAGCTCTGCGTCAGTAGTAGTGAACAGAATCCCTGAGCCAGATATTGAGCCATCACCGAGCAGAAGCCCTAGACCGCGTGGGTCATATAGAGGCTTATTCCTCCTTTTGGCAAATGAGACAGGATCGGTCAATGGAACTCTAATGCTGTGCCCCTCTGCCAACTTCTGCCTAACCCCCAAAGTAGTCATAATATTCCAATACCTCTTGTGACCGCCCATCGGCTGGTGAGCCAGCCAGAGGTGCTCTCCGCCAGCCCTTGTAGTAGACCCATCTTCCATTGTGACCTTGTAGACCTGATTAAGTCCCTGTTCCCGTGTAAGGATCACTCCTGAACTACCGCCTCGAGGATTTGTGACCCTGTCTCCTTCTCTCAACTCCCCTATGGTCTTGAGCCCCTGTGGAGTTACCACTGTAGAGCTATACGGCTGAAGCTTGCCACTCCCTCTAAAGGCCTCAATGACAACGAACCTATGGGAAACCATGGTCCTGAGCATTCTCTTGTGAAACCCTTTGAGCTTAAAAGGATTTCCACTAGGGTCACGCATAACATACTGAGCAAACGCACAGATGTCAGTCTTGGCCGCTGCTAGCTCAGGGTCAGCTGTGGCTTTTAGGAGGGAGGCGAAGTCCTGGAGTAGATCACTTTGCATACTCCAACGTTATCATTTGATGTAACGATCCGCAAGTATCTATCTTCATGCCCACCCTCCTCTTCCTCGATTGTGCCAAGTTACCGCCATAACACACACCAGTCTCGGCATTATTCCTTCGCTTTCTTCAGAGCGTTTTGCCATTTCCGAGACTTAGAAGTATTCAGGATACTCTGACCATCATCCGTTAGTGTCTCTCCAGTAGTTGTCACATTCCCCAATATGTCATCCTGACTGACGTTTGCAGCGGAGAAATATGCAGCACTCTGCACAGGTTGGCCAGAGGCCATCGCAGCCATCGTCACAGTAGCTCCCTTAGCTAGTCCAGCATAGGCATCCCCAGTATTGCTATGCCTCCACTGCATTGTGTTAGAGGCAGGGACACCCATCGACTGAGCTACATCCCAGGTATCAGCATCCGTCCCCAGGTAGACAAACGTCCAATTGGCCAAGTTGTCTCTGTCGGTGATCATCGTCTGAATCGCAGACAAAGTGTGCTCTATTGAGGAGTTTTCCCCTCCATCTGTGATAACCACACAGATCACTTGAGGCTCATCCCCAGAAGCCAACTTATGCCTTGCGACCATCTCGTCTAGCTGGATAATCCCCTGCGCCACCGCGTCATAGAGCGCCGTCATCCCACCCGGCTTGTAGTTGTGCTTGTTCAACAGAGGTGCCTTAGCCAGATCAAATCCAGCGTGGACAACCTCATACTTCGTGTTGAACTTCACCAGTGTGGTATGGACTGCTACTCCCGCCTGGTCTTTCCGCATTGCCTTGATGTACTCGTTGTAGCCATCAATCGTAGGCTCCCAACAGGCTCCCATAGAACCCGACTCATCAAGGACAACCCCCACCAAGAGTGTTTTCTTGCCCGCCGTCTGCTTCTCTTCTGTCATCTTTTCCTCCTTGTGATGTCACTCAAGCGGACCGATCTCAGTAGCTGGATATATATATTATGTACTCCTAGGTGATTGCTGAGATCACGCAGTTCATCTGACATCGGCCCGTCTGAGCAGCTCACACTGCCTGAGCAGCCTTGGACATCTCCAAAGCTCTTCAAGAAATTTGAGCAACTAGTCCGACTCCCAGGATTATCACTGTCACTAATAGATAGAGTAACCCAATCCACTTAAAAAGTCTACCTGTGATTCTAGGGCCGATCACAGCCCAATCCACCAACAATGAGGCCACTGACCTCCAGGGTTCGATGTAGAGATTAAGACCGCCATGTTATAGCCTTGGTGCCAAGGGTTACTCCAATCCGTATAGCCAGTCTGCGCAGCTACGTTGTTCCAGGTAGAGCGCATGAACTGTCCCCAGCCATAGAAAGAGCTCCCTGTGTAGTGGTCCCAGTGTGGAGGTCCCCACTCATGCTCACAAGGCACCACATCGTTGACTACGTGTGATAGCCACTCCTGNGATACCCCAGAGGCAANNTANCCNGCTATGAACTCATCCCTGTAAGCGATCCCCTGTGGGGGGATCGGCTCCCTAACAATCCTAGGAGTTGAAGGAACAACCGTAGGAGGCACAGGAGTGGCTGTTGGGCTGGGCGTCAGAGTCGGTGTGATCGTTGGTGTGCTCGTCGGTGTATGGATAATGTCCTCGAAGTCTAGTGCTATCGAGAATGGTGCTGGTGGGTAATCAGGAGTCGTTGAATTAGCACTCCAGACCAGAGTCCCTCCTGAGATAGCTAGTAGGCATACTACTCCACAGAGCAGTACCGCTACTTGTTTACCGATTCTGACTCTCTTGCGATTTCCGTACCGCCTTTCGGTCTGAGTGCTTCTGGCAGAGGCTCACACTGTTCACCCTAGTAACTACTGGACGATTACAGGAAGAGCTCTTTGCGAATTCTTTGAAGTATTGGCAGCTCATACATCACCTCCGGATAAAAGACAATAATGACACATCGGGCCAATTTATGCAAGTTAGGGACAGCGGCCTCCCCTCATCTCCTCAGACAAAACGGAATTGCCCTCGTCAATAAAAGCCGCTGCCCCTTTTGTGGCCCATCGGCGAAACAGGCCACCTAAATACAGTATCACCACTCGGCCTATTCNTCAACCCTTTCGTCATATTTATCTTGCTGATTGTCAATTGACCCACTGACTGATGCATTTGACCCTGTATTGCAATTTTCGGCAAAACCTATATAATATAGAAGGGAGGGGGATAAATGGCTATAGACGTCTAGGCGGAAATCTGATTCTTGGATCAGGGCTTGACAAACTCGATGAGCTTTGGCATTATGAATGTGACGGGGCGACGGCGACTGAATAGGGCTTGTAGGTGCCGCCACACACTATTGGCTAGGTTCAGCACGTCGCCCCGTCTAATCTAAATCTGGGCGTTTGAGGACGGGTCCGGTATGACTGACTGGGCAGGCTTGATAATCGCCCAGAATCGGCTTAGGAACGGTCTGAGGGCATTCTGGAGGACATCGAGGAGTAGTTATGGGCTTCTACATACAGACACCAGAGGCGAAGGGCAAAGCAAACCATCTGGTGAAGGCATACGGAGCCTCACGACTAAGGGTGACCCCGCAATGGAATGAGGTGCCAGAAGGCAAAGCAGCTATCTGCGTCGTTGACAACGGCGCTTTCGAGGCTGCTGGGCTGGCCTACAGCGAAGAGGAGCTGCGGGCATTCTCCGAGCCAACAGACAGAAGGCCGAAGACCTGGCTGCTCATGGAAACAAAGCTAGCTCATAAGCTAGCGGGGAGGGACGAATGCCAGGACCGCTAGGACTCTTCGAAATGGATCCTGCACTGCTTACCATCTCGGTATTTGGTCTGATGGTAACTCTGCCGGGGATCCGACGGCGGGTAGACTGCCGAATGCTAGAGTGGCTGGACAACAAGACTGTCCTGCAGCCTGGGGCCATGCTCCAGCATCCACACTGGGAGAAGGCATCTGACCCAAGTCACGTGTGCCACGGCTGCTTGGAGGCAGCACTGCCAACACTCACCGATGGGGAGCGGTATATGATCATGCGGACACTGGACTGGCGTCTGCTGTCTATCAAGGAGATCATCACAGCCCTGGCAAGGGGTGGAAGACGAGCACGGTTCTCAGTAGTTGTAGGAGTACGTGGCTTCTACCTGCAGGGTGACAAGATCGTGATTGTGGAACCGCCGGTGACCTCTGCGGTGACCTCTGCAGGCGTAGCAAATGGTGGCCTTGCACTCGACTTTTAATCGAGACAACAGGGGTTCGACTCCCCTCGCCTGCACCACTCTGAGGCACCAAATGGACAAACGGATATACCCAATAACTGCAAACGCAGTTCCACATTTGATTGCTGAAGATCTCCGAGGGCGTGTGGTGTGTGATGCTTGTGAGCGCCCTGCTATTATGTTCTTCTCAGATCTCTATGGAGCGTTTCGGTGTTTGGATCATCTCGGAATGCTGGCTAAAGTAGACATCAGGTTAGCTATGAGAATAGCTGTTCTCAAGCATAAAAGAGACACACGCGCTGCGATAGAGGAAGAGCAGTGAGAGTACAGATAAGAAGAGCAGCTGGTGCTTGCCGTTACAACAGATGTGTTGGAGCTTATCCAGAACGACAGTGCAGACAAAAGGTAATCCTGCATATAAGTACAGGCAGCCCTACAAATCACCTTTGTGCAGAGCATGGGAGAGCTTTTGCTAAAAGGGTTGACATTAGGTCAGCAATCATGATAATGTCAATTGTGGGCTCTTGTGGTGTTTAATGGCAGCGAATATTGGAAGAGGCATTTCGGATGGAACATGCTCCTGTGGTGTAACGGTATCACCCCTCGCTTCCAACGAGGCGACGCAGGTTCGACTCCTGTCAGGAGCTCCAGTTGCCAGAAGTTAACATATGCAGTGGAGTGGTGATTGGTGACACCAACAGGTTGTAACCCTGCCGCCTTAATCGGCTTGGAGGTTCAAATCCTCCCCACTGCACCATATACACTATGCGTGTGCCTGGCCCAACGGAAGAGTGGACTAGTGGTGAAATGGTAGACACAACGAGCTCAAACCTCGTCGTCGTAAGACATGTAGGTTCAACTCCTACCTAGTCCACCATGAAGCCTCAGGAGAAAGTACGAAAGCCTAGCTATNCCGCTCTAGCCCAAATGGAAGAGGCACAGGGTTTAAATTCCTGTCAGTCTCAGTTCGAATCTGAGGAGCGGCACCAATGATTTACATATGGTTCGTAATTTTCCTCGTTATGACACTCGTTATGACAATAGTCACTGTCCTAACTGTCTATCTGATTGATATCAATCGATGACAGAAAAGTGTCCTCAATGCGGAATTGAAGTAGAGAATTGGTGGGAGCATAGATGCTTCCGGCCTGAGACAAAGACAACTGAGGAGCTCCGGGAAGAACTCAGCAATGCGCGGAGGACAGCAGTGCGGAGCATCACAGCCATGGAGGCAATCGATTTCCTTATGGAGTGTGCCTGGTGCTATATTCATGGATGCAGCTTCAGTGGAGACATCGCGAGGTGTGACCACTGTGGACAGGACATGCGGAATGAGTACTCACAAAATCCCGCAGCCCACGCTCTAATCGAGAAGCTCGCAAAGTGGAGGAGTAACATTATCTGGGAGTAGCTCAGCTAGCAGAGCACCGATTTTGGGAGTCGGGGGTCGCCAGTGCAAATCCGGCCTCCCAGACCAGATACGACATTTAGCGGCTCCTTCGTCTAAAGGTCAGGATCTCTGATTCTCAATCAGAAGACGTCGGTTCAAATCCGGCAGGGGCTACCAACTTGGCTAGAATAGAGCTTACGATCCGAGATGGTCTAGTGGTATGACAGCTGGTTCTGGCCCAGCGGAGGTAGGTTCGACTCCTGCTCTCGGATCCATCATCAAATTCAAAAAAAAGCCTTGCTTCTCTCAGCAGGTACGCTGCTCGATCTGTAGGAGCGAGGTGTGCGAACACTACCACGTAGATGGCCCAGAGATTAGGGGAGTGATTGTCTGTACGAGTCTGAGTTGTTTAATGTGCGCGATAAGCCCTCGTAACTCAACTGGATAGAGTAGCGGGTTTCTACCCCGCAAGTTGCAGGTTCGATTCCTGTCGAGGGTTCCATGGGAGGCCGAGTAAGGGTCAGACGGTGGGAAGCGAGTGGTGATGGTACACTGGTATCAACGATGTATCACACGGACAAGGCTGTAGAGGATGAGATTCCTCGGGCGTCTGTTGGGAGGTGCAACTCCTCCCTCCTCCCCCAATAAGTACGGAAGGGTGGCTGAGAGGATGAAAGCACTCGGTTGCTAACCGAACGATGAGGTAACTCATCCGAGGGTTCGAATCCCTCCCTTTCCGCCAAAGGAGTTGTTACTATGACACTACCCGCGTAATCTGGGGTTGTCTAATGGTAGGACGGCTGGTTTTGGCCCAGCAAGCGGGGGTCCGACTCCTCCCCCCAGAACCAAACAATGCGGAAGATTGGCCGAGTGGTAAGGCGCTAGTCCTGAAAACTAGTGAGGTGTAACAGCCGCGTGGGTTCGAATCCTACATCTTCCGCCATACAACATCCCTCTGTAGCTCAGTGGTCAGAGCAGCTGCCTCTTAAGTAGAATGTCGTAGGTTCGACTCCTACCAGAGGGACCAAACAGAATTTAGGCCCTCGTAGCTCAGTGGAAAGAGCAGTAGTGTCCTAAACTATGCGGTCCGGTGCGAGGGGAAATGTGGGAGAGATCGCATAGGGGAAATCCCGATAGCGGTATGCTATAGGCAGGCGAACTAGGAGATAGGGCAAT